GAAAGAATCGAAGCAATCGAGAAAGGCAACAATCGTCTAGGCGGTGGAAGCAAGCCATTATCATTGAAGAGCATTCTTGCTGAAGGACTAGAAAGCAAAAAAGACCAAATCGAGGCTTTCAAAGCCGGACAAATTTCTGGCTTTACTATGGAAACCAAAGCAGTTATCACCGAATCAGGTGCTTATACTGGCGATGTTGTTCCTGCTGATTACGTTCCGGGATTTAAGTTCGATCCGGAAAGACGAGTTCACGTGCGACAATTCTTACCGGTTGGTACTACTAACTCGGACAAAATCCGTTATATCAAAGAAACCAACTTCACCGATAATACTGGTGTAACTGCCGAAGGCGATGCTTCCGGACAGAATGACTTTGACTTGGTAGCAACTGATGCCGTTGTTGAGAAAATCTCCGCTCACTTCCGAGTATCTAAAGAGGCTCTCAACGATACTGCCGGTCTAGCTTCTCACATCTCTTTACGAGGTATGGAGAAGTACATGAAAGAAGAAGATGCGTACAACTTGTATGACTCTACTTACGGATTGACTGTAACCTCTACTGATTACACTTTAGACTCTTATACTGGCGATGCCGATGCTCAAGAGTATGATGTACTTTTAGAGGCCATCAAGCAAATCCGTAATCGTAACTTCCAACCTTCTGCGGTAATGATGTCAATCGGTCGATACTTCGATATGATTCGCAACAAAGACTCTGAAGGTCGTTACATATTTCCTCAAGATGTTATCTTCGGAACTCGCGTTCCTTCTATCTTAGGTGTTCCGGTTATTGCTACTAATGCAATCAACGATACCGATGGAGATGCGGATGACTTCTTAGTGGCTGACTTCGCGCAACTATGTACTCTTTTTGATCGTGAGTCTGTTTCTGTTCGTTTCTACGAGCAAGACCAAGACAACGCGGTTAAGGACTTGGTTACCGTACAAGTTGCAGGCCGTTTAGCTTTACCAACGTACCTACCTAATGCAGGTGCTTTCGGTAACTTTACAACTGCCATCACGAATGCAGGTAATTCTTAAATTACCACAAGGATGTTTGGAACTTGGAGCGGTTCGATTCCGCTCCATCCTTCTCATTAAATCTTACTATTATGTACCGAGCAAGAAGAAGTTTTATCCATAAAAACCAACGCATCAAAAAGAATGATCCCTTGAAGCTAGACAAAACATCAATTACGGAGCTTCTATACAAAGGGCTAGCATACGAAACGAAAGAGGACAAACGAGCTTATACGAAACAAGCCAAAGCGTATATGGAGAAAGACGAAAATACAAAGACGATGTATTATGTTAAAAAAAATAATCAAATCATCGATCGGCTTCCGAAGTACAAAGCCGAAAAATTAGTTGAGGAACTCAATGCTTAAAACGCCATTCAAAGGTAAAACCGGGCCATTCACTTTCAGCACAGTTGATACCGGAACAAATGCATCAACCGATGTATTAAGTACGGCCGATGCTAAGGCTTGGATGAGGGTTGATACCTCCGCCGATGATTCTTTGATTGCTGACTTAGTGGCCGAGAGTATAGATTTTGTTGAGGAGCAATATGGCTTTCAGTTGATAGAGAAAACCGTAACAGTAGAGTATGAGTATTACGGTAAAGAAGTACGACTTCCATTATATCCGGTACAAAGTGTTACATCGGTAAAGACTATTGATGGAAGCGGAACGGAAACAACGCTCACAGTAAACGAGGATTATTATCTAACCGGCGATACTCTTGTCATTGATACCATTTACGGATGGGAAGTTCCTGACGATAGAATACGTTTAAAAGTGGTGTATGTGGCCGGATATACTTCTATTCCTTCCGGTATTACGCTCGGACTCAAAAAGCTAGTCGCTTCGAATTACGAGGATAGGCAAGATGTAGTCGAGGGCAACGTTTCCGAGATGCCGAACAGTTCAAAAAAGCATTTCAAAAGATATGCTAAGTTATGAAAACCAAGTCGCGACAAATCAACATCGGAATGATGAGGCAGAGAGTAACGATTCAGTATTACTCTCTTTCGGCGGATGGAATGGGTGGCAATACAAGAACGTGGAACACTCTCGGTACTGTATGGGCGAATGTAACTCCTCTCTCTGGCTCTGAAGCGCTCGAAGTCGGAGGATTGAAGGGTAAGACTAAGTACCGGATTAAAACTCGTTACAGAGATGATTTTGTGAGCGCAGGGTATAACAAAAACACTTACGATCATTTATTGAGATTGTTATTCGATGGCAAAGAGCTAAATGTTGAGTATGCCATCAACTCCGGAGAGGACAATGCGGTTACGGAACTTATAGCCAATGCGGAATGATAAGCATTAAGGCCGACATACAATCAACCAAGAATGTACTCAAAGCATTAGATTCATTAAGCGATAAGGTAAGACGTTCGGCCGAAAGAGAAATTGAGCGTTCGGCGCGTAACATCGAAAGAGATGCCAAGAGAAAAGCGCCAACCGGAGCAAATAATAGGCTAAAGACTTCTATCGACGTAAGAGGCTCGCAATTATCTCGTGAGGTATATACCGATGTTCGGTACGCTCCGTATGTCGAATTTGGTACAAAGTCAAAGGTTGAGATACCTCCCGGATTAGAAAGCTATGCAATGCAATTTAAAGGGAGGAAGGGAGGCTCATTCGAGGACTTTGAGAAGAACATAAAAGTATGGGCAAAGAGAAAGCGCATTCCGGAGGAGGCCGTATATCCTATTATGATGTCTATTTTACACAATGGTATAAAGGCGCAACCGTTCTTATTTCCGGCATTCTTTGCGGAGCAACCTCAATTATTAAAACGATTAAAAAAGGTATTACGTGGCATTAAATAAGATGCATAAAGAAACCGGAAGGATGCTCAAGGAGGATAATACGTTTATCAACCGGGCGGATTATGTCTATAACTCCCATCGAGATTATTACAAGAGAGTTTCAGATTTCGGCGTTGATATAGTAAAGGGAGAAGTTCCAGGACATACCGTAATACATAAATTCGGTCGAAATAGTGCGGTTTCCTCTAGTTTTGTACCAATTTGTGAATCAGGTTTTTTCAGAACACCAACAACAAACACGGCGCTCGAGGTAGTGAGTACAGACGCAGACGATAACGCAAGCGGTGCAGGAGCGAGGACTATTTATTATGAAGGTTTACAAGTGCAATCCGGTTCTCTAGTAGTGGTATCTGATGTGGTAGAATTAGACGGAACGACTGCGGTTGCATTACCTGACTCTCTTATCCGTCTTTACCGGTGGTATGTTGCTAGTAGTGGCGTATATGCCTCTCAAAGCGTTGCAAGCCATCAAGGCGATATAAGCATCCAAGAGAGCGGAGCAGGCAACGTATGGTCAAAAATAGCAATCAACACCTTTGGAAGGGGACAATCACAGATTGGTGCATACACAGTTCCAACAGGGTACATTGCTTTTATGACAGATATCACATCGTCAGTTGAAAGTGACAAGGAAGCTGAAATTTTGTTGTTTCAAAGAAATGGGGTTCTGAACACAACTGCACCATACAATCCAATAAGATTGGTCACAGAAATTAGTTCTGCAAAAGGTGTTCAGTCAATCAATTTCAGTTCACCATTGAAGTTTGAAGAAGAAACTGATATGATATTTTTTGCAAAACAAAAGAAAGGGGACTCACCTGCAACAATTGATTTCACACTTTACCTAGTACAAAATGTCTAAAGATTCAACCACAGAACTTCAACAAGCGTATTATACGCTTTTAACCAATGCGCTCGCGGTAAACGTATATGATGAAGCGCCGGCCGATGCTACGTATCCTCACGTACAATTCGGAGATACTACGCTAACGGACTCAAGCACAAAATCCGAGTTTATGGATGAAGCAACCTTTTCTCTGTCGGTGGTGGACAGATACGCGCTAGACTCGGGTACTCGGACATATATCAACGCGATCGTAAATACTATCAAACAAACCTTGCGAGATAGAACGGATGTGTTTGGTATGAGCAACTTCGATGTGGTTTATACGGTAGTGGATAATGATATTTTCAGAAAGGAATTTACGGAAACGTACACCTATTGGATTAGGGAAATACGCTTCCGCCATAAGATTGAGGAAAGGTAATCTCACGATTTTTACGTATATTTACAATTAACCAATAATAAAACACTTAGAAAAATGGCAATTAATGGAACACTTGTTTTAGTAAACGCGCAAGGTAGTGCGATTGCTTCAACTACTGACGCAACTCTAAACATCGAGATGGATGCTCCCGATGCTTCAACCAAAGGCTCTTCCGGATGGGCTGAAAACATCGCCGGACAAAAGTCTTGGAGTATTGATGTTGATGGTTTAGCTACTTTTGACTATTCCTCTGGGAATGTTCAAGAATTAGCCGGCTATTTAACGGCTCAAACTTTGGTTGCGGTTCGCTTTCTACCGACTACCGGCGTTGCATATTATGGCGATGCTCGTATGACTTCGGTATCAATCGGCGCTCCGAATGAGGATGTAGCTACCATTAGCGGTACATTCACCGGAACTGGTGAGTTGAAGAAAGTAACCATCTCATAAGATGAAGCAAGAATTAACGCTCAAAATCGGCGGTAAAAAACGACTTCTCAAATTCGGAACAAACCAAACGGCAATTTATTGCGACAAGTACGATCTCTCTCTGGTAGGTTATACCGAGTCATTAGCAAATGATAAAGTAAAGCCATCTCATTTGAGGGATTTGATATGGAGTGCATTGGTGGCCGGCGCGCAATACAAAGGCCAAGAGGTTGATTTTGACGAGTTGAAAGTAGGCGATTGGATAGATGAACTATCGCAAACCGATTTAGATAGCGTATTCAAGGCACTCTCTCCAAGTGAGGGGGAGAGCGAGCCGGGAAACCATTAGAGTGGCAAGAACTCTTTTCCCTCTGCAAGCAAGCAGGTGTTTCTCGGCAAGAATTTTGGGAACTATCTTGGCAGGAAGTTTCGGCAACGCTCAAAGGTTTAAACGACCAACGGATGCACGAATGGAATTTAATGAGGCATAACGCTTATTTGATTTCGGTGTACTCGGATTTAGAGGGTAAAGCTAGAAAGAAACTAAGGCCGGAAAAGATGCTACCATTAGAAACGGATAAAAAGAAAACTACAATATCGCACGACGAGAAGTGGAAGCTTCATAGGTTGATGCGAAGGATGAATCGAGATGGCTTCCTTAGCTGATTTAAATGTACGATTAGGAGCGGATGTTTCTCCATTGGCTCGAGGGTTAAATCAAGCTAAAGGGAGTATATCATCATTTACCGGATCGATTCAAACGGCCAATACGGTACTAAAGCGGACAAACAACACAATCCTAGAGGTTGACTCCGCTATCGAAGGACTTGAGCAAGCCTATGTTAATGCAAGAACGGCTCAAGCTCGATTCGCTATTGGTGCAAAAATGACTCAACTCCGCACACTCCGAGCGGATATGACCAAAACAACCGGAGCAGTTGGTGCAATGGGTGGAGGTTTTGGCGGTGCAAATATGGCCGTTGTAAACTTCAACCGTGTTATCCAGGATGCGCCGTTTGGTATTCTTGGGGTGGCTAACAACATCGAGCCATTATTATTATCGTTTCAAGGGCTAAAAGCGCAAGCAGGAAGCGCAACCGGTGCTATTAGAACACTAATAACAAAAGCATTAACCGGGCCGGGTGCATTGATTACGGCATTCTCGGTTGTATCTAGTTTGGCAATCGTGTTCTCTCGGAGAAATAGAGGCGTTGGGGATTCAGCAGAGGACACTACAAAAAAATTAGAGAAACAAAGAGAAGCTCTTAACAACCTAGAAAAAGCGTATTTAAGTTTTAGCGAGGAAACTTTAGAGGATCAATATAGTAGAGAGGCAAAGAATATCGACAAGGTTCTCAACTTGATGAGCCGACAAGAGAAGTTGCAGGGCAATATAAGAAGCCAAATAAAGAATTTACGAGTGAGCATCGATGGCACTATCGATATGCAAGATGCGCATAATAAAAAAATAGCAGATACCGTTGATGGATATAAGTCCGAGATTGCTACTATTAGCGATTTAATAAATGGATATGGATTTCAAGGAAAGAGCGTTGAGGATTTAACGAATAGAAAAAAAGAGCTAACCGATCAAATTGGTTATTTAAACAACGCTCAAACCGATGAGGCTCAATTAGGCCGATTTATCGAGGAGCAACAAGTTAGAACGGCCAAAGCTTTAGAGATGTTCAATGCAGGCGTTCAAGGTGGAGCAACGGCGGTACGCAATCAAAGAGCAGAATTGCAAGGCCTTATCAACTCCTTTCGCTTACTAGCTAATCAAGGTCAAACTAACCTCATTCCGGTAATCAATGCGTTACAAGATGAACTCGATTCGCTATCGGATAAAGTTACAGAGGTAACTCCAGGAATTGCGTTAAACTTAGGCGATGCCGTTTTACTCGATTTAGATTTAGATGCTCTATCGGCTGATTTAGAAAAGTTTATCGAAGGCTTTGAAGCGCCGGATTTTATTATGCCTATTGAGTCCGGTTCTATTGTTGACTTAACCGCAAAGATGCGCGAGTTGCAGATGATTCAGTCGGCAATAAGTAATCCAGAGCAATATCAACTATTGCAAGTGGCTATCAATGCGGTTAAAGGCGAGATGGATTTATTAAAAGGTTCTACGGTAGGATTAAGTAATGGATTGCAATTTGTTGATGCTTTGGCAAATAACTTTGTTAATTCATTCGGTCAAGGGATGGCCAACATCGTTGTTCAAGGTGAGAAGTTACAAGATGTACTCCGTAACATTGGCCGATTATTATTGAGTTCGGCTATACAGTTGGGGATTCAGTTGCTACTAACCGGAGGAACTGGAGGCAGTATAACCGGCGGATTATTCGGAGCGCTTGGATTTGGTAAAACATCCTCCATCACAAGCGGAGCGGTAGCAAGTGCCGGATCGGTAGTGGGATCAATCAATAATAACAATATGCAATTAAGCGGAGATTTTAGAGTTAAAGGAAGCGATCTAGTGTTAAGCCTAGAAAGAGCCAATCAAGTGATAGGTCGATGAGTTACGGATTATACAAATACATTGAGGCAAAAGAACTCTCGGGGAGTTCTGATGTTACCTACCGGATAGAATTACTAAAAAATGGGTACTCCGGCGCAAGCGAGCAACTAGAGGGTGCAGATAACTATTTTGAACATACCTATAACAAGATAAATCCTCGTAATCCTTTCGAGAATCCGGTACAAAGCTCTCAATTGGATATGATTATCCACGTACAAGGGCAGGATGAATTGGACTTGTTAGAGGAGATATTTGCCGGCGATGAGGATGAGTATATATTACAGAAAAAAATAGATGGCTCGGTTGTATGGCAGGGGAAAGTACTCAATGATTTACTAGAATATGACGAAGGAGATTATCCCTTTCCCGGCAGGATTATAGCTAAGGATTTATCCTACCTCAAAGGCGTTGAATATCCATTAGAGGAGAACGATGAAAAGATAATTGTTACTCTAGCCGGCGCATTAAATGAGTTGGGTTTTGGATTAGATATATACACTTATACGAATTGGGTAGAAAACAATCAATCCGATACAAGCGATGATTTTCTCAACAATGTATATAATGATACTTACGCATTCCGTAATTACGGCTCGAGTACAGAGCAGGGCGATACAACTATCTCACAATACGATGTCATTGATAGAATATGTCGCAACTACAATTTAATTTTAAGACAGTCGAATAATGCTTGGCACTTGTTTCATATATCGGCACTAGACAATCCTGCAAGTGTAAAGAGATACTCTTATGATTCGGCCGGCGCGCCGAACTCTCCGGCTTCCTCAACGGAGGATTTAACTATTTCGGTGGACTCAACGGATTTGTATGTACTTCCCTTTAGTGGTAACAAAATTAATCCGGCCGTTAAAAAGGCGAGTATAACATTTGAGCATAGAAGCGGTACAACTCAAACCCTAGTCAATGCCTCAAGGATAACCAATACAACCGATCCGGGATTACCTAGTGCGGAGTATAGTGCTCCGTTTCAATCGGCCGGAGATGAGATTGTAGAATTATCTGGAAGAAATTACGCGGTGTTAGGTCGTTCTTATTATGAAGGAATGGCAAAGTTGCCTCAAGCATCGTATCTCTTAAAAGCCGGACAATACTATTGGAATAATGACGAAGGAGATTGGCAAGAGTATTCAGATATAACGACAAGCCAATCAGCAATTACTCCGGCGGAAATTGATACGG